GGTCGTTGTAGGATATCTAAATGGAGAGGGAATTCTACATCCTTTTGCTAAAGGGCTGAATGGATCGCGCAAAGCCATCAACCAAGTAGTAGAGGAGGATGCAGAAGATTTGGCCATCTCAGAAGCTCTCTTCTTCGGCTTCTGCTTGGCCTCCTTTTCGACGACAACCAGGGTAGTCGGGGTACCCTTCCCCTTTCGGGGTTTCCGCTTGACTCTTCCCTTTGAGTCAACCAAAACTTCAATTCTGGGTTTAGAACTCATCATGAGGTGTTGGTGGTAGTACGATACCAGCGGGGGGTAAGGCCTCCAGTCCGGTCAATGACCAAGTAGGCGAAGGGAGCCACCCAAATAGTAAGGCCATCAGTCCGGTCAATGACCAAGTAGACATAGGGAGTCACCCAGCAACCAGCCACGGAACCGATAAGGAGGTTAAGCCCCACGCACGGAGTGGCCCGAGGGTTTCTACCCCAATAGGTCAACGACCAACGCCCCATACCTTCCTTTTCAACGTGGAAGAGTGGCGACACCTAGAGATAGCCCAGTTGTCTCCGAAGGGAGACCGTCAGCTCGATGCCACTCAATCCTACCCGTGAATCTGCAATGAACGCAGAATCGAAACCCGGACTACCTCAGTGTCACGGGACACCACGCGGAAGGTCCGCGGGGAACAGGGGCAACTCTGCCCAAATCTCTGGTGCTCGTGAACTCACCAGACACCTGACCCACAATCCGTTAACCATTACTGGCACTCCGTTACCAGAGTTGACGTGCCTTCCCAAATTCCACACCGATATCCGTGTATTCGGTGATGTTAAATCCGGGGCACTCTCTCTTATGATTTCGAGAGCTTGTGGGGATGTCAGCGGCTCGGCTCACAGGAAGCTCGGACGGCCGGACTTAGAAAATCTATCTAGAGGTCCGATCCGCGGATTCACTTGAACCAGAGACACAAAGGAGACAAGGTCTCCAATGTGAGGGAAACTTAAAGGATTCCAAGCCCAAGGCGACTTTACTTTCGAGGGTTCCCAAGCCCATGGAGGACTAATCCTCCTCCACCTCCCTATGGAAGCGGGAAAGACTATCCCGGAGTCTACCTCCAAGGAAGATCCGCTGCCCATTCAAAGCAACGGATACATCCGAGGTGTATCGGCTCCAGAACAGCCTAAAAGGGAAGAAACGGACATCGACATCCTCGATGGGCCGATATCGTCTAATCTCAGAAACCAAAGCCTTCCGGCTTGGAACCCGAAGTTTCAAGACATCGGACACATCTGATAAATAAGGATCAGGTGTCGCCGGTACCCCCATTTGTGACGGGAGACGAGGACCAAATGGACAGACCGCAATCCAACCCCGGTCGTACATCTGGACCCCTTGAGACCGCGAACGGGTCTCGGGGGATACCAAAGAGAAATTCTCGCTTGAGAGGTAGGGTCTCCCAATCCTACATCGAGCGAGAACGAGCTGGAAAGAAGTAAGATTAACTTTCTTCGGGTGTTCCGCAAAACCACAACCCCCTGCCCATACAGGTAGGAAGAGGTTCAAAAGCCCCTTCCCTGTCCAAGCATCAATACTCTCCCTGTGATAAAACAAGAAGAAATTTGATGCTCGAATAGGGTTTGGGGAACGGACCACCTTGAGATAAGCTTCTTGGGGAGTTAAAGACTCGGTCAGACCTAATTTCGACTGTCCGACCAAGAGACCCACGTTCAGATAAGGAAGACGGGAAAATCTCCCATCAGCCCAATTGTATGTGAACGCTTCAGAATTCACGGTAAGAAACTTCCGATGAAAATAGTTCTTACCCAAAGAGAACCTGAACCCAAGACCTTGGATCTCC